CAGGTACAGATTAGGCCGAAAAACAACCAGGAAAAACTCTACGCCGACAATCAGGCGGTTGCGGTTGCGACGGCAACGAGCAGCTATGACTTGACCGTAGAGATGGGTAACATCCCGCTCGAATACAAGGCGCTGCTGCTCGGTCACAAGTACGAGAACGGCAAAATCACCGTTTCCTCGGCGGATGCCGCGCCCTACTTTGCACTCATGTTCGAGAGCACGAAACAGAACGGTAAGAGCCGCTTTGTTCGTTTCACAAAGGTTCAGTTCACGGAGCCTGACGAGACGAGCAAGACGAAAGAAGAGAATATCTCTTTCAATACGCCGACCATGACGGCAACGGCAATCTATCGCACGTCTGACGATGTGAGTCTCGAACAGGCCGACGAGGACGCAACAGGCTACGCAGAGGACACAGGGAAGAACTGGTACACGCTCACGGCGGCAGCATCGGCACCGGGCGCGGGCGCGTAACCTATACACAAGATGTTCACAGGTGGGGACAAGTCTATATAGATTTGTCCCCAATTATTAATAGGAAGGAAAATGCAAAATGAAAGCACCTGTACTGAAAATTGACGGCGGTGAATATGAGATTATGCGCCCCACCATGAAGATGTGGCGCGAAATGACGAAACTCGAAGATAAGGACGAAAAGGATGCAAGCATCAACGACATCATCAGCGCGCGGGCCAAAGTCCTCGCGCTTGCCTATGGTCTTGATGATGATACAGTTGATTGTATCGACCTTGCAGATGTCATCCCGGCATACAAAGCCGCCGTAAAGTATGTCATCAGCAGCATCTTTTCAAAGCTGGAGGACGTACCAAAAAACGCCGAAGCGGCGAAGCAGGAGTAACGCTATCGCCGTACGAACAGGTTTTGACATGGTATACGCGCTATCATGAGTCGTATGGATGGACGGTCAGAGAAGTCGATGAGAGCGACTTGGAAACGCTCATTGACGAACTCATCGTAGCGGCGAAAAAGAATCAGCCGCGTAAAGCATACATTGAAAACGTATTACCCTTGTGAGGTGGTGAGACAATGGCAGCAACGGGAAATAGCAAGGCAGATTTCAGCCTGACGATCGGCTTAAACATGGATGATTTGTTTCGCGGGATGAGTGAAGCGGATGCGACTATCAATCAGGCGATTAGCCGCATCAACTCCGAAAATAAACAGGTCAAGCTCAAAGCCGACGTTGCAGAAATCAAAGCAGGAAACGACGAACTCGCGAAACAGAAAATCAGAATGGACGCCGTTACGCGCGAAATTGAGCTCCAGACCGCGAAGCTCAGGCTGCTCGGTCAGGCGCGTGATGAAGCATATCGCGAAAAAGGCGCTAATAGCTCCCTTGGACGCGGTGCGGAAACACGTTATCTGCAACAGGAAAAAGTCGTTGCGAAACTCAATGCAGAATTAGCAGCACTCAAGACCGCGAGCACAGCTGCGGGTAATGCTGCGAGCGGCGCGTTTGGGCGTATCAAGAGTGGCGCGGAATCGGCACATGCGGGCGTTAACCGACTCACGGGAGCCTTTGGCACACTTTCAGGCAAGATGTCGGCGGCGCTCGGCGTCATCGCAGTCGGCGGCGGCTTGTTTAACATCACGAATAGCGCCATGAAAGCGGGCGAAAGTCTGTACAAATTGCAGTCGCGCCTACATCTCAGCACGGCAGAAGCCTCACAGCTCAGCCGCGTATTTTCACTCTGCGGGAGCGATGTAAACAGTATCGTGCCGTACTTTGCGCGACTTGACAAGCAGCTCTTGAGCGCGGGCGCAAACGGCAACGCGACATCTCTCGCGCTCACGAAATTCGGAATTTCTCTCAAAGATTCTAGCGGCAGTCTCTTGCCGATTAATCAGCAGCTTGCTGCCCTTGCGGAGGGCTACAAAAAGGCGGCAGAAGCGGGCGAAGCAGAAGCCTTCACGGCAGAAGTCTTAGGCGCGAAAGGCTCGGCGCTTATCCCTGTCCTGGAGCAGTACGGGGACGCAGTACAAGCCGCAAATAGCGTCAAAACGACAGGTATGCTCGACCCGCGGGAAGCTCACGAACTCAATCTTGAGTGGATGAAAATGCAAGCCGAACTCGGTCAGATAAAGATGGTAGTCGGCGCGTCCCTGATGCCGCTCTCTAAAGAGCTCATGCCGGAAATCACATCTGCCCTAAAGGATTTTGTCGGCGAAATTCGCGACAACAAAGACGAAATCAAAGAATCCATCTCAGGATGGGCGGGCGGCTTTAAGGACTTGCTAGGAGCTATCAAAGCAACAGGTTCGGCACTCAACACCTTGCGCGGCAAAGATACCGGTAGCTATGGTTCTATCAACGACGAACTAGAAAAAGACAACTGGGCGCTTTGGGGTACTCGCAGACTAGCGAAATTAGGAGGCGCGGCCGTAGGCGGTTTCTTTGGCAGTCGTTTCGGCGTAACGGGCGCGTTAGGAGGCGCGTATCTTGGTGGCAATTTAGGCGAGCGCGGCGCTGACCAGATGTATTGGGGCTTGATGAATACGGTAGACCCCCTCGTGGCAGGTAGTCGCATAAAGAGCAACTATCTCTCAAAGCTCGCCGAAAAAGGCGCAGAAAAGCAGCTCATAAACAATGGCTATCAGACTATCCTCGGAAAATCAGGATGGACGAAAGCCTTTGAAGATGTCACGGGAACGACGGTCAGTACGACGTTCGCACTTGAAAAGAACACGAAAGCAAGCAAGGAAAACGCCGCTTCCGCGAAGGATAACGCCACAGCACAGCAGAAGGCTGCCGAAGCGATGAAGCAGCGCGAAACGGCAGCAGGGCAGCTATCAGAAAAGATTTACGCGCTCACTCATAACGACATAGAAAACGCTACCCACGCGATGTATGTCGAAGCAGAAAAGGCAAGGGCGAACGGTGTATCAGATGACCTCATTGGTCAGTTTATCGGCGCACAGTCGGCGCGAATTGCAGAAGATAAATTTCGCAACGTCACGGCACCGATGGCACAGGCGTTTAAGACAGACCTCCAGAATCAGCTAGATTCCATCGACTTGCAGGCGAAAAGCTACATCAAAGCGGGTGCAAGCGAAAGCGACGCGCAAGCATGGGCGGCGCAGCGCAAAGCGCAAATCAATGCCGACTGGGATAGAGAGGTAGCGGCGCAGATTGATTCCATCTGGAAAACCTCTTTCCAAAACCGGCTCGACGAAATAGAGCGCGAGAAACAAGCATGGATAAAAAAGGGCCTTGATGAGGTCAAGGCAACACAATGGGCGGAGGAAAAGAAAAAGCAGACAGTGCAGGAAGCCGCGCAGTCGATGTTTACGTCTGAAAAGAAATACTATGACGTCTGGAAAAAGGCGGGCGGCATGGCAAGCGGTCAAGCGGGTATTGACGCAATCGCAAAGCAGATGCGCAAGGATAAGGGCATACCTGACGGCGCATTCACCACGCCGGGCGAAATCAGCGCATTTGAAGCCGCGATGAAAGCTGCTCAAAGCGAACTTGTTCCGATTATCTCGGATGGAACTTATCAGGGTGTAAAAGCCGCGATGGTCGAAGTCATGCACGGAACAAGTACCTCGCAAGTTCTCCCGCAAGAACAGCAGGAACAACTTTTCGGCGGCGGTCGCGTCAACACGATGCGCGGCGGTAATTCTGCGTATGATAACTATGATACGGGCTTCGATTCTACGGCTTACCGCGCGTGGACGGCTGCGGATGCGCTCAAGCTTGCGCAGCTCGGCGGCCTACTGAACGATTCTCATTGGGGCGGTGTGCCGCAGCAGCAGCAGCAGCCACAAGCTACGCAACAACAAGCTGCGCCGATTAACGTCAATATTACGGCAAACTTACAGGGGAGCATCACGCCTGATAATGCCGTAGATGAGCTGTCCGAGCGTGTTGCTAGAAAGGTAGATGAATCTATGCAGGAAGCTCGGCGGCAGATTCAAAGCAACCAATACAACACCTATTAAGACCAATTGAAACTAATTTGCGACTAACTTGCAACTAATTGCAACCTATTGACACCTATTGAAAGAAATCGCTAGGAGGTGGGTATTATGAGTGTGAAGATAGGGGAAGCTCAATCGATGGGCGCACC